ATGATTGTGAAGCAGACGATATCGTAGGTGTACTATGTGAATACACTCAAGAGTTTGGTAACTATGAAGATGTTATGATTATATCAGGTGACAAAGACTTTGCTCAGCTTCAGAAGTATAATAATATACATCAGTATTCTCCTATAACAAGAAAGTATATTAAAGAAGCTACTCCACGCAAACAGCTTATGGAGCTTGTACTAAAGGGTGATACAGCTGATGGTATACCTAATGTACTCTCAGGAGATAATGTATTTGTAGATGGTATAAGACAAACTCCTCTAAGACAAAAAGTAATTGATCAACTAATAAACGATCCCAAATGCATGGGAGAAGAAGTTTATCGTAACTATCAACGTAATAAAAGGTTAATAGATTTATCCGAAACTCCTGTAGACGTAAGAAAGAAAATTATATATAACTATGAACAACAGAATAAGTTAGACAATAAAGGTAAAGTATTTCCATACCTTGTTGAAAAACGTTGTCGTAGATTATTAGAAGATGTAAAGGACTTTATATAGTATGGTTAATCAAGTAACATATATGGTATATGAGATTATCGAAAAAGTTGCAGCTGCGAAAAAACGAGAAGATAAAATTAGTATTCTCAGACAATATCATAATAACTGGGCTCTCAAGGATATTTTGAGAGGTACCTATGATGATAAGATTCAATGGAATCTACCAGTAGGAAAGCCTCCTTTTGATCCTGCTGATGAACAAACCCATCCATCTAGTCTTACACAGCATAATAAAAAGTTTATGTACTTTGTAAAAGGTCTTCAAGGAGATCAAATGGCTGCTGTAAAGCGCGAGAAAATATTTCTAGATATTATAGAAACAGTGCATCCAAAAGATGCAGAGTTAATGCTTGGAATGATTAATAAGAAGAGCATTAAGGGTGTCACCAAGAAGATTGTTGAGGAGGCATTTCCTGATTTGATCGTGAGTAAATAAAAATACAAGGAGAACGATTTGAGTAAAATCCAATTTGATAGACTTAGTAACGATTTGGCGGAACTGACAAATTATATTAGCAAGTTAAAAAAGAAGGGTAAACAAGACCTCGTATCAAAACTCAAACGTAAGAAAGAATTTTTAGAATCAAGATTAGAAGCAGCTTCATAATAGAAAGGATCGGGGGGACTTAGATCCCCCCAAACTAAACATGCCAACATATACCTTCATTAATGTAGAAACAGAGGAAGAAACTACCTCTGTTATGAGTCTATCTGAGAGAGATGAATTTCTTAAAGATGGTAAATTTAAACAAAAACTTATCTTTCCCAAGATTGTATCTCAATCTGGTAGCACTCTCAGTAAGACTGATGATGGATGGAAAGATACTCTTCGAAGAGTCAAAGCAGGATCAGCAAAAAGTAACACTATAAACGTATAATGAAAACTCGTCATAAATCTGGAAACAATTCCATGACGGTTCGATTGGACGATCTTCTTCAATTTGACCCTATCACACATAATCAAGAATTGGCTTACAGCGCATGGGAAGAAGGAGATAATTTAGTTTTATCTGGTTCGGCAGGTACAGGTAAAACGTTTATAGGAATGTATCTTGCTTTAGAAGATGTCTTAGATAAAGAGACTGAATACGATAAACTTGTTATAGTTAGATCTATGGTACCTACTAGAGATATGGGATTTCTACCTGGATCAAAAGAAGAAAAAGAGCAATCATATATACTACCATACAAAGCAATTGCTCATGAATTTTTCGGGGATATAGCTTCTTATAATAAGATGGTAACTGGTAAACAGATAGAGTTTATGTCGACATCATTTATTAGAGGCTCTACATTTGATAACTGCATTATGCTTGTAGATGAAATGCAGAACTTGACTTTTCATGAACTAGACTCTATAATAACAAGAGTTGGTAAGAATAGTAAAATTATATTTTGCGGAGACTATAGACAGTCAGACTTTAAGTTTCAAGATGAGCGTGACGGTATTATGAAATTTTTAAATATTGTTGAACAGCTCAAAAACTTTACTATGGTAACATTTGGCTGGGAAGATATTGTTAGAAGTGATTTTGTTAGAGATTATATAATGACAAAAGAGATGTTAGGATATTAAAAATGAGTGTAGTAATATTTGGAAAGGATACTTGTAGCTGGTGTGATCGAGCTGTAGAGGTGTGTAATCAGTATGGTTTAGAGTATACTTACAAAAGCCTTGATGATAGATTTACCGGTGAAGCTTTTAAGGAAGAGCTAAGAGAGCTAGCTTTGAGAGAGTCACTTACTATCAATACTGTTCCTCAGATATGGTGGAACGGTAAATACATTGGAGGTTATTCACAGTTAATCTCTGCAATTGAAAACACTAGAGAATATGGCCAAGGAGGGTTCTAATGGCTAAGTTCGGAAGATATGATCCGCGCAATAAGAAAAAAGATCGCAACAAAAAACACTCTCTAAATAAAGATAACCGAATACGAGAAACAGAGCAATTGGAACGCTCACAAGTGCTCTTAAGAGAAGTACAATTTGAGGATGACTATATTGATGATGAACCGCAACAATTGCACTCCTAAATCTATCGCAGAGATCTTAAGTTTAAGATATCAATGGGAATGTATAGTAAGCAACTATAAAATAAAAAATTGCCATGGTACTGCAGATAATCTAAAATGGTTTATAAAGTATGGAATGAGAAGCAATAGGTTTAGACCTAACTTCGACGAAGCAATGGTTATTGCTAAAGAAATTATTAATGAAATGAAAAGATATGAAAACTCTAATTTACCAAGTATATGTAGGTAAGAGATCTAAACTTTATGATCAATGTGTTGAATCAGTAAAGCAGTACTGTAAGAAATATAATATTCATCATGAAGTGCAGCGTCACCCTATTTTAATGATAAAACCTGATGTGTTCTCAACTAATAGACATCCTAGAGCTTGGGAACAACATGGTGGTTTTCTACCAATCTTCGAAAAAGAAAATGCATTTAACTACTTAAAGTCTTATGACAAAGTAGCTATAATAGATGCAGATATCTTTATTAGAGAAGATGCTCCTAATATCTTTGATGAGCTTTCAGATGATTTTGATTTTGGTGGAGTGGTAGAGAGAGATATGCCACTAACTACCGAACAGCAAAGTAAGGTAAGAAGTTACTCTCAAGCTCAATATTCTACTATTAAGAATGTAGATTGGAAATGGAATAAAAATGGCGCTGAGTATATGAATATGGGTGTCATGGTTATGAATAAATCTCTATCTAAATATCTTAAAGGTGAAACTCCAAAGCAATTTCTTAACAGGTCTAGATTTAAACCGTTTGTAGACGGTATAGGTAATTGGAAGTGGTCTACAGATCAGACATTACTTAATACATGGATCAAAGAAGATAAGATTAAAACAAAACATCTTAACTGGAAGTGGAACGGGCTTTATGGGGTTAATACTCAAATCAAAGATTGTCATTTTGTTCACTTCTTTTTGAGTAAAAGACTTAATACAGATAATGTAAAAGAGTTGCTCAAACTATGAAAAAACTTATCTACCAGGTTGCTATAGGTCCTCAAACCAATCTATATGATTACTGTACTAACTCAGCTGAGGAGTATGCTAAACGTATTGGAGCAGATTATATAAAGCAAACTCAGCCTATACTGCGTATTGCTCCTAATCCGTTTATGAATGAAAGAGAGGGAAAGACTGGAGGATGGAAAAAACTAGGCTATATGCCCATCTTTGAGAAAGAAAATGTATTTAACTATTTTGGTAAGTATGATCAATGCTGTGTTATAGATGCTGACATATATGTTAAACCTGATAGTCCAGATATCTTCGATGAGTTAGATAGCAACTATGCAGTAGGTAGCGTATATGAAGCAGACCTACCTATAAATGATATATACGCTAATAAAATTAGAAATTATTCTAATATGTTAAAGCTGTTTCCTTTAGATTGGGAATATCATAATAAGACTGGGTATCACTTTTTTAACTCAGGAGTAATGCTCTATAATTCTAGTAATATGATAAAAGCATTAAAGGGTATGGATGCAAAACAGTTTTTAGAACAATCTATACTTGCAGATTTTATTAATGGAAAAGGTCCTTTAAAATGGCAGTCTGATCAAATCACACTTAACTACTGGTTTAAAAGAAACAATGTAGAAGTTAAAAAGCTTGATTGGAAGTGGAATGCTCTTTATAGTGCAGTAACAGATGATAAAATAAAGGACTGCTACTTTGCTCATTTCTTCTTAAGAGATCATCTCCCCAACAAAGGAGAAAATGTAGAGGAGATTATCAGCTATGTTAAATAATTTACAGCTTCTTAATAAAAAGATCTTTGTCCATATACCTAAAAACGCAGGTATGACAATCAGAAAGAGTGATGTACTAAGAGATAAAATATTACTAGCTGGGCCTGCTTTGCATAAGTCTCCTCAGTATACTCAGCAAGTAAAACGGACTATGGATAGTAATGGCGACCATCACGGTTTTGAGCATGCAAGATGGCAAGATTTAAATGCAGCTTTCACGTCAGTTTTAGATTCATTTGCTATAGTAAGGAACCCATGGGATAGAGTTGTATCGCGATATTTTTTTGCTAGAAAGGTTACTCTAGTAGAAAAGAAAGATGATGCTCCTATTGGTAAATATAAGATAGATTCGTTAGAGCATTTCTTAGAAGACAGGCATGATTGGGGAGATAAACCCTTCATGTGGCATAGAGCCATTAGAGGTTGGTATCCTGCATATGATCATGTAACGTTTAATGATAAACTTAAATGTGATATTATAAGATTTGAAAACCTTAACGAAGATTTATGTGCATATTTTAAAATAGCTAAAATGTCCAGAGCAAGAAATATTACAGGACTTAATAAGGGTAGCTATAAAGATGTCTATAATGATAAAACTATACAAATAGTAGCGGATTGGTATAAGAAAGATATTGACTTTTGGGGATATGATTTTGATTCAGGTCCAACGAGAAACTATTGGAATAAGTAATGAAAGGTGTTATTCATTATATTTTAGATCATTTAGAATCTACTAAGCAAGCTACAGATGCCTATAACTCGTTTAAACATTACAACTGTGATGTTGAGTTAAAAGCCGGTATAACTCCTGCTACTTTAGATAGTTATAATAACTATAAAGTATTAAAAAACTCTAGGTTAGAATCTTTTCTAGTAAAAGATAAAAATGAAAGAAAGCATAAAGTAAAAAAGAGCTGTGTGCTTAACAATATTGAATTTGCTAAAATGGTTATTGCTAAAGATGAACCTATGATGTTTATTGAGCATGATGCTTTATGTATTGACATTATAGATAATATTGACTTCGATGAAGTATGTTTCATGGCAATAGAGACTTGGAATAAACCTCCTAGTGGACTTGCATTAAGTAAATTTATGAGCTATAATATAACACATAATCTAGGAGTAAATGACTTTCCTGAAGATTGGCCTCTTAAATATACAAGAGATACAAAATATAAAGGTTCTAGTCTAATTCCTGGTACTATGTGTTATGGTTTAACTCCTAAAGGAGCAAAGAAAATAATTCGCGAAGCAGAGACGTCTGGACTAGAGCAATCAGATTTTATAATTAACTCTTCAGTTGTTAGATTGCAGTATGTATATCCTAGTCCTGTTAAACATCAAAAAGTTAATCTTAACTTATCTCACAGATTGTAAAAAAATGATAAAACCTGATCTTACACACGTTAATAATTTAGAAGACTTCTATAACGAAATTACTAAAGCTCAGCAAGGAGCTCATGGACAAGAATATACCGAGCATCATAAATCTTTAGTAGCATGCGCTCAAGAGTGCGATACAATAAAAGAACTTGGAGTATGTCAAGGAGCTACTCTAGCAGCTATGCTTATGACTAAACCTAAGTCCTTGACTGGATATGACATCGCTGGATATTATTTCGAACCATATAAGCATCTTTTTGAAAAGTATGCAGAAGAAAATAATATTGAATTTAATTATAAAGAGTTAAGCAGTCACTCACCGTCATCTGTATCTCAGGTAGATATGCTACATATTGATACTTTACATAAGCCAGATCATCTTTTTAAAGAACTTCTAATGCACGCGCCTAAAGTTAGAAAATATATTGTACTACATGATACGGCTAACTTTAAAAACTCTAATGGGTTATTCGTAACTATTGCAAAATATATTACCGAGATGGAACAATTATGGAAAGTTCATACTCATTATATTCATAGAGTGGGGTACACTGTTTTAGAAAGAGTTAATAGAATCCAACCTGAGTGGAAGTGATATGAAACTGTATAATTACAAAGATCATGATGAATATGTTAGAGAGCAAAC